GAGATTTCCTTCCCCTAGGCCAATCGCCTTAATTACTGTTTGCAGCGCTTGCAGGTTGCTGGTACCAAGGCCGATCGATGTATTAAGTCTGGCCTTTTGATATTTATCCTCGCCATCGCCACTAGCGATGGTCGTGATTAATGTAGCACCTTCTTGCACTGTAAACACACTACGCAAGAAACCCAAGAACAACTGTGAAGTTTGGCCTTCATACCCGGCATCAATTGATACCGCCACAGAATCTAAACCTTCCAATGCAGAACGATTGTCCGAGTTTAAGTTACGGACAGTGATTTCTGCGGTGTTAGGTTCTGGTTTCGACGTTCGCTCAACAGAGAAAGACACATCCAACGAACCTCCTGGATCAACAGGATCGATAGTTAGTTGAATAGTGCCAATCGAGATGACGGCAGCACGTCGAAACAACAGGGTCATGCATCACCAGCTGCAATCGCGGCAATGTCTTCATCGCTGGCATAGTAATACAATTTTACACGAGATCCGAAATCGGCCAAAACAGGAGGAACACCATTAGTTTCGAGATCGATGGCGATCAATTCACCAGGCGGTAGGGCGTCATTGAACCGATGACGTGTAATCAATGGCCAATTGGCGACTACCTTAACTCCTGTCAATTGAGGAGTACCATCTTCGCTCTTGATGTTCATGTAAAACCGCTGTTCGCGGTTGTTGAAATCAAAGCGAAAGATATAGTCTTTTCCCTCTAAGCGTACGCGTTCATTATACAAGGGTTCACCCTTGAAAATAGGAATGAGCACGGGCATCAGATGTTGACCCCTAACCCCTGCAACGCTTGGATAGCTAAAGACGCCGGTTTCGTTGGGTCTTCACTATCACCAGGGGGTTTGGCTCCTTGTGACCCTTTAGCTTGCTCTGGTACGCCGCTTGGCTCCTCAGGTATAGGAGGCGCCGCAATCTGTCCTGATTGCACCATACGTAATTGGCGGGCATCGATGCTGAAAGCTACTCCGCTATCGCCTGCTTGACGTGGAGCTGATACACGTTCTAACACCATGCTCGAATAAATCTTGATTGGAGTGATGATCCGACACAACACGCCATTGTCTTGCAGCTCAGTTAGTTGTTCTAACGTCTCAGCTATTGGATTGATAGCGAGATCTGACACCACACCTTCGGATGGGTCGGCAAAGGCGAGTAACTGCGCTTTGAACTCGGGACCACCAAAGATAGCGTTGATACCAGCAGATGCACCAAACCGCAACGCACCCCCAGGAGAAGTCAACAACTGTTCTACTGTCGGGAAATATGATGGTACTTCGAGGTCGAAGTTAAATAACTCGCCCCTTTGCGTAAAAAAATTGACGTGGATCGGCTGATTCGACGTATACGCTACCAATGACACGCGCTTTGGCATGGGTCGAATGTGATCAGTAATATCAATGCCGACCTCTACAGGATGCTCGGTGATCTCACTGACACTTTCGTACAACTCCGTTTCGATCAAGTCGAAATGAATAATACGGTCGCTGCCGTCATCTGGTAGAATATACGATGCCATTTAGGCCGGGATACCCGTTTGTTGTACCAACGCTGCGATCATCGATCGCCTGTTATCACTCAGCTCGCTACGTAGCCCTTGCCTCAGCTTTTGCAGCTGTGGATCATTAGGGGCGCCACCTTGCAATGTGACATTCATTTCGCTTTTCACGTTGATCGAACCTGAAGCTACACCGCCAGCACGTGATGGTACGGAAGCTGTAACTGCGCCACCAGTAGCAGTTTGCATGCTAGCCATACCAAGACGAGACAGCGTTTTCGCTTCTTTCTCTTGGCCTACTACTAACCCCTGCATGTTTTGCCGGCCCATTGTGATGAAAGTCTTAGCAGGAGAGCCAGGGCGGAAAACTGCTTTGGCTGCGTCCACTGCGCCGGTCGCCATGTCTTTTACAGATTGCACAACTGCAGCAGCGCCATCAGCGATCCCTTTAATGATACCTTCGACGATAGCCGCGCCAAGATCAACCGCTGCAGCTGCAAAATCAGTGATTCCGCCTCGAACTGAAGCCATCGATTCGCGTAGCCAAGTATCAATAGCTGTCGCCGTCTCAACGATGAATTTACCGATTGCAAGTGCAACATCGTCGAAGATCTGAATCGCGCCTTCTACCAACGCTTGGCCAGGCGGGCCGAAAATCGCTTCTAGGTCATCATCTAACTGACTAAGATTGCCAGTAGACAAGAAATCAGAAACAGCAGAGCCAATGTCGCTAATCGCCTTGACAACTCCGGCGGCTGTGCCTTCGCCAAAGATCTTATCTAGGAATCTACCGATGAGTGAATCACCACCTCTGATCAAGGTGATGAAATCATCCACCAACAAGAACATTAGCGCGAAACGCAAGATGATCGGGATAAACTTTTTAGCCAGATTTGCTAATCCGGTTATCAGTTTACCAACACCGATCCGCGCCAACGCAGAAAATCCGAGATTGGCGAGAAACCCACCCAGAACGGTAACTGCAGTTCGTAAGATGTTCGTGTTCTTGAACAACTTACTAAAGCTAGCGATTACCATACGTGCGCCATTCACTAAGAATGTCAACACAGGTAGTAAACCGACAGCTATCGCGCTCTTAAGTGAAGTGGAGGCTACGTCCCACCCAAGGAATGCATCGGTCAAATCCTCGGACATTTTGACCGCGTCTTCACCGAATCCGCCGCCGAACTCGTCGAGCTTCTCTAACAGCTTCTCTAAGCCTTCCTCGCCTTGCGCGAACAAAGGCAATAGCTTAGTGCCGGCTCTGCCAAACAACTGTTGTGCTAGCGCTGTCCGTTCTAGGTTACTTTCAACACCAGACAATGCGGAACCGGTCTCACGCAATAAGTCTTGTGTATCTTTGAAATTACCATCAGTATCTTTGACTGATACGCCTAATGATTCAAAAGCACGGGCTGTTTCACTCGATGCGGACTGTGCCGAAGCTAGCGCATTCTTGGCAAGTGTGCGCAGACCTTTGGTTAAGTCATCAGAGCTAGCACCTGTGAGCTGAGCTGCAACGCGCCATCTCTGCAACTCGGTTACGCCGATACCGAGCTGGGCAGCAGTTTTACCAAGTTCATCGCCTGTGGCGGCGATGTCTTTTACGAAATTAGATGCGCCGCGTACGATGGCAGAACCAATAAACGCAGCACCTAACGCTTTCAAACTACCGATCGCGCCAGCGATGCCCACATTAGCAGCAACCAGTTGCTTAGCGTCAACTTGGATACCGAATCGAGCTAGAATTTCACGCAGCGCCACGCTTCTTACTCTTCTTTCTTGCTTCTGCGTCTGCTTTACGCGCCAGCTCCTCGTGTACGTCTAGAACATCGTTAGCATCGTACAGATCATCAATGCTCCACAACTCATCAATTTCTACTAAGCCAACAGAGAATCGCTCAGAGCTGACGATACGCCAAGTTAGCCAGTCTGCGTGGAGATGTCTCGGGATGTCGATTGTGATTGACTTACCGTGCCCAAACCCTGGAGAACGCCGCGTAGACTTACGTTCTCCATCCCTGGTAAAAAATCACCGTAATTGACCTCCACACAGAACATCAACCACTGCAACAACTCGCCATATTGGCCAGCAAAATGCATATCCAACAGCGCGCCGTTTTCGGCTGACAGAGGCACTGGTTGCGCGAATTGCCGCCAAGCGGTCTCTTCTCCACCTTGGACATCAGACGTTTTGGAAAACTCATCACACAGAAAATCGATGTCGTCTGCCTCGATTGATTCACTAAGGCCAGAGATGATCTTGCCTACCACGGCATTATCGATCGATTCACCGCCGCCGATGGCGTTACCAATCGGTTTGCCTAACGTTTTCATAATCCGTACCAACATACGGCGACCCTTTTTTGACCCAAGTTGGCGTACGGAGTAAGTATACCCGCGAGATCCGAGCTGCTTTTGTTCTGTTTTTAGCATGCGGGTATTATATCACAGTAAGGCAGACGTGAACTAGTTTCCTCCATCGAAGCGCTCAGGATTGGCAGCACGCAATGTCCACTCTCGCGCTGTCGGTTCGCGGTCGTAACTGATGTCTGGCGGTTTGGAGATCCAGCACTCGGCAGCGGCGAACAAAGCGTTCCCTTGCTGATCACGGATCAGGATAGGCGCTACGCCAGCGCCGTTACCAGCCAAGCGATCCAAGTTGTTGAGCACCGACAGTGCATCATTTCCAGAGCTTGATTGCATCAAGATGATCGTGATTGTAGTACGTCGGTCGTTGGTTTTGAACCGCGTAACTTCGCCATCGGTGCCGACTTTGTCGCCAAAATCATCGCTCTCTTGCTCGATACGGCAAAACTCACCGTCATCGAAACCGGAATCCAACGGAATACCGGCAAAAATGATCGAAACTGCATCAGCATCGTATACTTTGAAACCCATTGATTGCTCCTACAGCGAAAGAACGCCACTGATGACAAGTTTGTGGATAGCTCCTGCCAAGTTTGCTTGAAAGAAGACATCAGGCAAAATACGATTTGCCTTGTCCGCAGTGTCGATGTCCGCAACGCGAGGAGCAGTGACAACGGGTTTCGGATCTGCGGCAAGACCGCCAACGGCGATGCCTTGATTGAGTTGCGCCAACACTTCATTCCGCATGAGGTCGACACCTGTATCAGTGTACGGCACCTTCGGCGCGTTGATGAGTACGCCAAAGATCCGCTCTTTGATACGTTGATCGAGCCAATCGATGAACCGCGTAATGTCGATGAACTCGCCGCTTGCCATGATGCCAAACGTCGTGATGTTGACTCCAGCGATTCGGCGGTACACGTTCCCGCCCTTGGACTCGATAACCGCCGTCTGCCCACCCGTCAAGTTACCATCCACTTGCACGCCAGCGAGCGTCTTGAAAGCCCACGTAGCGGACCCAGGGTCAGCAGGGAGACGATTCCCTGCCCATGCGGCGCCGCTCCAGTTGAGTAGTCGTACTTGCGAGTAGATGATCGCTGTTCGCGCATACGCGAATGACTGCAAATCACTCATCACATCGGAAGTGACAACATTGTCCACGACTTCGGTATCGCTTGTATTCGTGAGGAAGATTTTCTTTCGCGCCTCGATCCATGCAGCAGCCGCGAGGATCTCAGGCTCGCTATTGCTGTCGAGCACAAGCCCATACCAACCATCAGGATCGGCGGTTTCGATCGCGGTGAGGTCAGCAGCCAAGCCAGGATCGAGAGTCATGTCCTTGAACTGGAAATTATCCGGTTCATCACTCACGCCAACGTAGTCCACCAACGCACCAGCGGTATCCGTGGTGATTGTCACATGAGTAACTGCGTCAGCTGCAGTGATACCTGATACTGCAGTAATTAGCGATGTAAGCGCTGTAACGATGATCGCAACAGTCGCCGCTGCCAAAACCGTGTATGTGATCGTCGTCGTTGTGGTTCCCACCACAATATCGAACGTATACACATACCCCTCAGTGGTCTTGATCGGGATAAACCGCACGATTTGAGTGAAAGCCGAAAGCCTTTTCCCGATCTTGACCGAGTTTGGCTTTGGGTTCTGTGAGAACATTTTCGTTGCAATCAACACAGCGGGATCCGTTGCTGGGAACCCGTCATCGGTGATCTCTGCCAACGTCGAATACCCCCGTACTGTAGCAGGAGTGAACGCGTGGTAACGTGCAATCAACGGAGTACCAAAGCCAAGACGCGTTGGCGTCGTGGTCAATGCAGTAATGGTGACAGAAACGATATCTGCTAGGCTCATGTAACTGGTCCTTGATATGACACGTTGACAGTCTCGATGGTCTGCAAGCGCTGCGGGTCATCAGCACTAGCGCCTATGTTGAGAATCAAATCCAGCACAGCAACGCTCGTTACATGCTGATCAGTGAGAACATTCGATATATCCAGCGTTTGGCTTTTCCGGATAATAGAGATGTTCAACTCACGCAGCAGATACAATGAACTGAGAAATTGTAATCCTGTGCGGATTTTCTCTACCCGATTGAAAGCAAACTTATCATCGTCATGACGAAACGATTCGATACGTACGTCCAAGCCAACACGCCTGTTACCAACCGATTTCATTACAATCGGAGGGTCAGGTACCCCAACCGGGATATGTTCGACACGCCGCTCATCGGTACCGATAGACTCAGATTGCCGCCAACGCAACAAAATCCGCGCCTGTTGTACAGGATCCGTGAACTCTCGTTGTTTATCCGTGTAATTAACCTGCATATCTGCTAGGTTAGTGAACAACTCAACAAGAGCAGGATTGATCACAGCGAAGTCGATCATTATTCGACCTCGTGAGTGATAGAGCCGACCAACTGACCCTTTTCGATAAGGGTAGTGCCATCCTTGTCTGTTTTAGGTGACACCATACCACTTTGAATGAACTTTTGGGCATCAGCCGCCAAGACTGTGCCCATCTTTTCGAGCGCAGCTTGCGGCGTGTTGATTCCACGTACGATACTGAGCGCCATTTTGCGTTCAATTTCAATATGATCGCTTTTTTTGGTGTCAGCCCATGCGCGGATAAACGACCGTTCCACGCCATTAAGCCCAAACTCATGAACAGCAGCGACATCGGCGATAGTGGCGCCCCCACCAGCAGATACGCTTCCTGCACCTTCATGCACGCCAACAGTGACAGCACGAGTACCAGCAGCACGAGATACATTACGGAGCAACCTTTTGTACCCCTTATCTGTATCTCGTATTGCCATCACGCTACCCTAAACCCAGCCGTCACTTCACGCACCATCGTCGCATGCATCCTACCGTACGTGGTTGAACCATCTTTCGCAACAAGCCTGGCTTGTTGTCCAAATGGTGACAATGCAAGCAGATGAGCTGCTAGGTATTTCACGCCAAGATCTGTTTTCAAATCCCACACTGATGCATCAATACGCAACCGCGCGTCTGCGATTTTCGAGTCTACAAGCGTTCTACCCGCTGGCTCGAACTCGGGAAAATCGGCGACGAATGATGCAAAATCGACGGACATCACTCGTTGTTGTTTGCCCCTGGCTCGTCATCGACCAAAGCCAGCTCTTCCAGACGTTCATCGATGGCACGTTTGACGGTGACTCGTTCATCACGTGCGTTCAGCTCCATCAACAACACAGTATCATCGATTTCGCTAACGCTAGCGATAAGATCACTAGCGTTCATGTCGAGATACGCAACGAGATGATCAGGCTCGGGCTCGGGCTCGGGCTCGGGCTTTTCTGCTTCTGACAGATGCGCCCGCTTGTCGATCTCCTTTTGGATCGACTTATGCCAATTGATTGGCGTATCGGGATCGTTGAGCCCTTGTTTCAGATCGACAGTGGTCATGGCCGCAAGATCGGCTGCCGTAGGAGGATTACCAGGATCGGGCATCTCCTCGCTAGGCATGTATTCGATCATACACTTACGCGTACGAGGATCCTTTCTACACCACGCTTTGATCGCGGCTGTACCCTTGATCTCTCCCCAATACGCTTTGTCGATCCGATTACGCCCAGGCAACAGACGTAGCGGATTCCCTGTTTGACCGGCGTACTTTTCCGGGCGACGGTTTCCAGTCTTACTATCGACAGTGCCGATCGTAGGACAGACGAGAAGCCGCGCTTCATAGTTGTACAACACAGGCATGTGCTATGCTCCAGTCCCATCCATGTACGCGATAGCGAGCGGGTACTGAACACGCACGCCACCGATCCGGGAATGCGTCGGAACGACAAATTCCAAGTTCTTCGCCTGTGGTGGGAATTGCTCGAATTCCTGTGGGATGACAAGCGCGAGAACTTCCTCGCTGCGTTGGTATGCAACCAATCGCGTGGCAGCAGCAACACCAGCGGTGTTCAGCTTGTTCCACTGATCGATATTGGTGATGTATGGGTTGTTTTCCAAGAACCATCGCAAAATGGTCTTGTCCGAATCACCCGTCGATGACATCGGCTGCGTGTTGATGATCTGGAAACTCGCGTTGTCGAGCAGCACCGTATCAGGCACAAACGTTTCGAGAGTGGCTGTTACAATGCTGTTGACGAGCTTGTTCAAATCGGCGACGATTTGCAACGACGTAGCGGCAGACCATGGCGCGTTGTCAGGTGAGATGATCGGTACATTGGCGTTGTTGAGGAATCCCCCCAACCCAGCATCAGCGTTGCCAAGAGCGCCGATCGCGTCGACCGCCTGCTCGTGCGCTCGACGCGCTGCCTTCGCACGTCGATTTTCGAGTTGCGAATTCGACATTGCTGCTCGTCGCATGTCTTGGATCGAGAACCCGTAACTTGCACCCAACGACTTGATTGGAGCTGGAAACTCCTTTGCAAGCGCGTCAACACGAGGCAGATCATCGGCATAGTTGGCGATGATCTGCGCCATGCCGAACATGTTCCACTGTCGGTAGGTGTAGAACTCCGCACCAGAATCGACGGATGTGTCGATTGGGATGAAACGCCTTGCTTTCAGCTCAGCGTATCTGATGTCGTACGTTTGAGCGTAGATGTGTTCCAGCTGACGTGCCAGAGCCGCAGTTTCGCCTGCATCCATGTGGATGTTGCGACGCCACATCTCTTGTGACAGCCACGCATGAAATTCCTCGCTGTCGAAGTGAATTTCCATTTCGTCGAAAAGATTAGTACCCATGATCCAGATTCTCCTACAACGTCGGGTTCAAGTCGACGAGCGCGATACGTTGAGTGTCACCATCGAAGCTGACATCTTTGTGTGCAGTGAGAAAGCGCGCTCCAGGCAGAGCAACAGCATCTGCAGTGTCGGCATCCTCGCGAGCAGCGCCAAGCACACCGGTAGGAGTGGTCAACTGAGCGAAACGCACGAACACCGGCAAGCCCGCAGTGATGACGGCTGCATCATCACAACGCATCCAGATTGGACCCTTCGTGACGATAGGCAACGAATCTTCGACGTCGTATTCGTTACCAGCAGTGATGGCCGCTGCCACCTTCGCGGGCTCCTTGCTCGTGTCGAGCATGACGACACCCAGGCCAACACCTGAAGTGACTTCGTCCGTCGTCGTTGGCGCAATTGCCTGTTTTTCGGCATCGGTGCCCTGAACGACGAACAGACCTGCGCCAGCGCCAGCCGCATCCTCGGCAAGCCGAGAGATGACATCGACATGGCGCAGATCTGCAACCAAGCCAGCTCTTGCGATCGGCATGTCGGTTGTGTGATTGAGTTGAGACATCGGTTACGCGCTCCTCGTAAAGCGAAGCGGCTGGGCGGCTGCTTCGGCGTTGTCTTTTCGCATCTTGGTACGGGCGGAGGCTACGCTACCATCATCATCCACACCATCATCGCCGTCATCTTGACGGGTTTTGCGTCCCTTGTTCTGGCGCGAGTTGACAGCAGCACTTCGCACAGCACCAGGCCCACGATCGGCTTTGCGCGCGCGCTTGGCGGTAGCCTCGAAATACGCTTTCACGTAATCGTCGCTTTTGCCTTCGCTCACGAAATCGTCACTGTCTTTGCGGATGACTTCGATCATGATGTCACGATCGAGCTTGCCGTCGAGCTTGGCATCGTCACCAAGTACGATACGCGCATTGGACAGTAGGTCAGCACGGTTGCGAGCCATCTCATCCATACGCTTCGGATCGGTGTCCGCATCGTATTTGGCTTGCAACGTGTCCAACTCTTTTTGTTTGGCATCGCGCTCGCCTTCTGCGGCATCAGCTCGCGCTGATTCGGCGTCGATTTTCTTCTGCGCGTTGGATTCGATGAGGCGTACGTGCTCTTCGCTACCGTACTCCACATCTCGTCCGTCGATACGAATGAGCTTCATTGTTGGCGGTTCCTTTGTTTTCGACGGAGAACCGCCGATTTTGTCGGTGTTGATCTGTATGGCATCACCGGAATCTAATCTAAGAGAGACATCATTGCCTGCTCTTCCCCAATCGCGAGGTCCGATAGCAACATGGTTGTATCGGATATCGCGCTGGATGGCATCATAACGCTCGCCATTGTACACGCCTGGCGTATCATCCATTTTACATGAATATCCACAACTTAGCTCTTCGCGCTCACCTGCGTCGACTTTGGTGATCGCGTCCTTGTCTTGGATGGCGAGCTTTGCAGCAA